ATCCTCATTAGCATTTAAAAAAAGATTACCACTATTTAGTCCAATATAGGAATGAGCAGAAGACCCAAATCGTATAGCATTAGGAGTATCGTTGGTAATCCTAAGTCCTCCTGAATACAACGACAAAAAAGTAGGCGATGAAGTTTCAGTTAAATGTTGTCCTGTATTAAAAGTAAGTTGGTCATCACCTATACTATCGTCAACAATATCAAAAGAAATAGTGTTATCACCTTGATATTTACCACTTCCTGTTAATTCTATCCTAGCACTATCACCCGGCGAATTTAACGCATAAACTTTATTAGCCCCTTGACCTGTATCAATAGTATTAACTTCCAAATTTCTATTTGTGTCTAAAACAGTATAAGTACCATGTCTAATAATAGCATTTTCACCTAGTATTAAATCACCCTTTAAATCTAAATCTTCTAAAGTAACAGTCCCATCGTCAGCAATAATAAAGTCTTGACTATTAGTTTTAACATGAAGCCTTCCTAAGACAGCACTTCCGACAACCCCCAACCCTACTCTATTTTCATAGGCTGATGTATGGTCACCATTTCCAACCCACAACTGTTGTGCCCCACTTACAGGGGCAACACACCTAAATATATAATTGGAAGTAGCACCTTGATTGCTACCCCCATAAACTGTTAATGCCCCCTCTAAACCATCATCTTGATTGTTTTTTAAATAATCAGGATGTGCTTGACTTGTTTGGTCTGCATGTGTAATTAAAGATGTAGATGTAGATGAGTGCCCTGCATCATCAATTATATTCTGATTTACCTTTAATGTATCACAAATAATTGAAGTGACTGTTTGTTGTGAAATTGTTTTGGTTTGGATTTTTACGTTTTTTATAGACTCTTCTAGTGAAGCTCCTAGCGTTGTACTAAAAGGAATAGAGTGCCACTTGTTGTTCAAACGTACAAATTGATACAAGACACTATTTATTCGCCCAAAACGTATCTCCCCTTCATACCCCTCTGTGTTTGGAGGAATACCATCTTTGAATAATGCTTTAGGTTGGTATTGCACTACTTAATCCTTTTACTTCTAAATATAAACGCAATATCATTAATCTCAAACCCTTTATTAGGAAGGGCACCATTATATTGCTCAATTTTTATTCTTGCAGTTTTACATGTAACTGAAGGAGAAATATTAAATTGTTGTGTTTGCCACTCAGCAGAGCTCCCAAAACTTCCCAAATCAACGGTAGTCTCAGCATCACCATCTTGGTATATCAATACTGCCTTCATATTAGCTGTGGATTGTGCTTTGTATGTAATTTTTATATTATGGATTCTTGTATCAGTTAAAGGGGTATCAAACGAAAATTCTTTAGACACCCATATACAATTATCAGTACCGTCAACTACTTCACATGTGTCAGACCATGAATATGGTGCTATTGACGATGTTCCACCATCAACGGCATAATTCATATAAGTCATTTCACCGTTATTAATAAACCAATCAGATGTTGTCCCATTTTGCATGCGAACTCCATCCCCCTTGACCCAAGAACTTGTTAGAAAATCATGTAATAAAAAATCACTACTCCCGGATTTTTTAAATATTGCATAATTACGGAAAGGGTCAAAAGTTACAGCAACATCATCAGAATACCAAGAGTCCCAATATGCCTCTATCTTTCCTTGCACAAGTTGTTTTATATCAGCCCCATTAAATAAGAAAGCTCCATAATTATTAGCGAACACTACCCCAAAATCTGTTTTCTTTGCTGCAGCTTTATTTGGAATACCTCTGTATTTAAAAGAACCTGCTAAAAACTCAGGTTGCGAGGTTACATCAATAACATATAAAGTTTCTTTTTTAAATTGTAATAACTTACCACCGTAGTTTTCTAACAAGACAATATCATCTCCGTCATCAACAACAACATCTAATGTATCATATTCTGCAAATGTGTCAAAACAATTTGGTACAGATTTTAATACTCTATCAGGAAACTTTTTAAGAGAGCCTTTATCATACATTATAACATTTCCGGCATATACAATCCTGTTTAATACAGTAGCAGTCTCCCATCTACATTTTAAAGACTGAGTGTCAGGAAATAAACCTGTTCTACCTTGATAGTTATCTGAAAACATAGACCCAAAGAAGTTTGAAAAAGTATAAGTATTAGTAGTGTCGGTTGTATCTAACCATTCTTGGAAAGTGCCATCCTTGTTTTTATGCCCATTAATTAAATCAAAACTAGTAATATAAGCAAAATCTTCCATTTCAGGTATTGTTCCTGTGTCATCTTCATATTTATTTGTGTAAAGATTTACATGAGTTATCCTATTGCCTCCTGATTCAGGAGAAATTATATGTGTAGCATCATACGGTAAACACCCAAGAGTAAATTGAATACCTAGATTCTCATCTCTCTCTTCTAATTCACCGGGTGGGTCAAATATTACTGCTGTACCGCTACTAATATCCCCTGCGTTCCATGAACCGTTATTTTGAGTACAAAATGATTCTGTGTTTAAATATCCCGACATAACTGCAGATAATTCAGCACCACTACCACTTGTAATAGTACTACTGTTTAATGATACTTCAGGCGTTGTCTCATAACCAATACCTCCACTAGATATTACAGTTACTTTATTGACCATACCATCATCAAGTTCAACTGTGGCTTCAAAGCCACTATTGCCGGAAATAGTTATTGCATCAGAATAGGTATATGTATCTCCGTTGGCTCCTGTATATCCACTACCAACTGCCGCAACTTCAATATCCTCCACAACACCCAAAGATTCTGTTATACTGCAATAACCTGAATCTACCCAACCAATCACCCCTGTTAACTGACAACGAGTGGTTGTTACAGTCCCTGATGCAGGGTCAGCGGCATTAGAAGTGTCGGAGTATGTAAAGTTATTACCACTTGCTGTAACTACCGTAGCTTCTGTTATATCATATCCGGTTGCTGTTATTGCAACGACATCATCAACTGCCAAATGGTGGTCGTGCTCTGTTTCTACTGTTACTGTTGTGGCATCCCCTTCTATTGAAGTAATATTATACATATTGTCCTCAATACTACCGTATGTCAATGTTTGCGTTGTATTGTTTTGGTCTATAACTCGAACTGTTCCTGAGTTATCCCAAATTAAATAATTAGAATTACTTTCATCCTCAACCCTAACATCTCTTTCTAATACTATAGCCCCTGCCCCATACTCTATTACAGCTACAGTGTTGACCTCATACCCAAGCTCACTAGAAGTAAGAGCCGCCGGCAAGTCTGTGCTTTTAATCATGTCAATATAAGTAGGAAGTGTTTCTTGTACCCCATCGAAAGTAAATGATGCATATATTTTTCGCCCTTGCAACTTTAATGTACCATCCCCTTTCCCTCTCTCGATGGTGGCATTTAAGTGGAACATACCTACGTTTTCTGAGGGATTTACTGCACTTATCGTTATGATTCCGGAAGGTGCCGATTCAAAATTTAACATCCTTGCAAATGTTCCTTCATCATAAGCCCCTCCCCCAACATCCACAGGGACATAAGGAGAAATTAATTCTGCAGGATAACATCCCAAATGGTCAGCTGTTATTGCATGAGTACCACTACCACTTAAAAAGGCTTTATTTATATACCCCACCCACAAAGAGTCACACCCATTGGTAATACTAGGGGCTAAGGTCTTTATTGTTTCTGTATTGCAAACCCTTAATATACCATCTACAAAATAATAACCACAATCATTATTTAGAGAAGAACCACTCGCATTATAGTAAACTGAACCCTCAATCCCTATAAATGTATCTACATCAACATTAGTCCAAGTAGGGGTTTCTGTAGATATATTATGTAGGTATAAATTAGATGAGGTTTTATCTACAAACGCTATCCAATCTTCACCACCCGTAGCAGCATTAATGTTTATATCAGTTGAAAAAGTGAAAAACGTATCGTTTGAAGACATCCCAACATTATTACCTAAAGTATCTATATCTGTATTTGCAGAAGACTGTCCAAGCAAACTAATACGACCAACATTTCGCACTGAGACGTTTTTAGCCTCAATAGCCTCCTTGTCTTGTATATCTCTCCCGTCAGAGAAATCTACAAAACCACCATCAAATTGTTGTATTGTTTTAATTTGCTTTGCCATAATACTACTCTTTAATACCTTCTACAACATCTAAAACTACTTCGTAGATTGCTTCCATAAGCTCTTCTTCTTGCTGTTCATTGAGAATAGGCATATTAATCTTCTTATTAGCACCGGCAATAACTGCTTCTTTGTTTTCTTTTAAATATTTAAGCACGTAATTTATTGCAAAGTCTTGTAAAAATTTCATTAATTTCTTCATTTTGGCTCCTTATTTATTAACTACTACTATCGTATTACCTTTTTTATCTTTTGCTACTTTATAAAAGGTCTTGATTCTTGCGTTTATATCATTGATTTGTTTTTGCAAATTAACCATTTGTGCCTCTAATTTGTCAAGACGTGAATCATAAGAGTGTTTTTGCTTCCCTTTTCGAGATTCAATAGCTCTTTGGTTTCTTGCAAAGTTCTCAGTTGGGTTAGTTTGGTTGCCTTGACTCATCTAGTTCCTCTTCAATTCTGTCTAATCGTTTATTAATTTTCATCACCTCTTTATCTAGTTCGTTTGGCTGAAATACATATTTTTGCAATGGTTTTATTATCCCTACTACTTCATCTAATACATAAGGTAGTAATTTGCGTAAAAGCAAGCCTATTAATTTACCTTGAATCATCAATTATTCCCATCTATAAATTCGCCCATTACTGAGCATTTCCCGTTAATAATCTGAACCACATCTGTGGTAAATAATCCATCCTCATAATAATCTATAATAGCAAAGGCATGTGCCCAATTTGTTTTTCTATTAGATAGCCAACGATTTGACTCTTCAGACATATCTTTTAAACAGCCAATGCTCCATGCCCCTTTAGCCCCATCCATGTGGGTAGCAGTCATGTGCTGCAAATCGTGGTGATGTCCATACATTATATTACTACCCAACTTACGAAGATGATTAGCTGTATGATACATACCACCATATTGGTGTCCATGGTAAAAATACAGTTTACCAATCTTAAGATGCTTTCCCATTGGGTAATATTTATAACCTCTTTCTTGTAGTCTAAGTGCATTTTTAACCTCATATTTTGTTATATACGGGTGCTCTTCTGTAAATTGGGTCAACCAATCCTCGTGATTCCCTTCACAAAAATGCTTCTCCGTACATCCAACCTTATCTAATGCCTCATCTATTATATCCATACCATCATTAACATCTATCACATCCATGTCCATATCAGGTATTAAATACTCAATACTTGGTTTTTTTCTTCTTTTCCACTTCCAATGTGAAAATGATTCCCACTCTCCAACATCTCCTAAATCCACATAGATTGTCGGCTTAACTATTTCTATCGCTTTTACAACACACTTTATTGCAGGGATATCTGCAATAGGAAAGTGTTTATCAGGAGTTACTACTGCTCTTCTTGTCGGTGTCTGCATATAACCTTTTTATTATTCCTATTAAAGTAATTAATCCAATTAATGCCCCAAAAAAAGCGGACAAAAATTGAAATATGGGTGTGGTCATAAATACTGACCCAAAGAAGCCCCCAAAACTCCCTCCTACCCCTATTTGGGGATGCTGACTAAGCGAATCTATTACATTTCTCATCTTCACATTATTCCTTATTAGCATTCATAAAATGCCCTATTGTACCTTTTCCTAATTCAGTATTATATACCCTCTTCCAATATTTAGCTTGAGCTATAATATCTTCTGCCGAAGGTATCTTTTCTTTATCTCGCCTATATTTAATTCTACAAAATGCTACTTGCAATGCAATATTAGACATAAAACGAACATCAATATTGGTCTCGTCTAATCCTAATGCATAGAGTTTAATTTTTAATTCCGGTCTATATAGAACATAGTTGTCTATTATGTCCACAATAGTATCAGGTTCACATTGAAAAAATCCCAAAGCAGGGTTTCCACCATAACCCTTTAATGCTCTATATCCTGTCTCTGCCATGCCTGTTCTAAACACTAAAGCCCTAGCATCTTCAGAGTCCATTCCAATATGTTGTAAAACGTCTTTAATAATTGTTTTTATTTCTCTTTTCATTAGTCCTACTACCTTCTAGTATCTTTATACGGGTCTTGTAGTCTTAAATCAGTCACTACTGCTCCATATATAATATTAATTTTTTCAGTGAGTTCACAGACAACCTTATATAATTCCTGTATTGCAAGAGATTCGTTTTCCAAAACGACAGTAATCCCTTCTTCTCCATTAGCCATCCTATTAAGCTCGTCGCTTGAAAAAGATGTTCTTTCAAAGTCTAGTACCTCTGTATCTATAGATGTCATATTAAGACTCCTCTATTAATATATTTGCAGTTAAATAATAGTAAGAACCATCATTACTACTAGTTCTTCTTGCTGTAAACATAACATAGTCACCTTCATTAACTGTAATATCTAGTCCTGTTGCAATGTATTTTTCGTGGCGATTTGCTGCATAGGTCATAGAAAAACCCGCCTCCTTTACCCATGTAAGGTTAACAGTGCTACTACCTGTATCACCATCATCCAAGCCCGATGCAGTCCACATATCAAACTCACAATCTCCATTTGCACTACTAGTTTCTGCCATCATACATAAAGATTCTATCTTTCCTGTCATAGGAATTATATATCCTCCAAGCCTAAAGCTTCTCCAGTAGTCTATACTAGCCCGATTATTTGCATCTACAGAGTTTACATTTGTTGAAGTTCCAAAAGTTGACCCACTCCCCTGTCCATTGACATAATAATAATTCGTATTAAGACAGTTATATCGAGCCCTATGACTCATAGTAATCTTAGATACTGCATTATCATCTACATAAGTTTTGACTGCTTGTTGAGTAACTAGATAATTATCAGAGTCTGCTGAAAGGTCAGTCTTAACTGCTGACCCTGTAACTTTATCAGAACTTAAAGCTATTTCAGTATCACCTGTACCACCATTTTGAGGTTGCAACGCAAGTGATACAGTCCCACTAGATTCACGTGAAGGTTGTAATGTTAAATCAACAGAACTTTTTATAGTAGAGTTAACATTCACATCTCCTGCGAAAGTAATCTTATTCCCTGCTACTCTAAAAACTTCCATAGAAGAAGAGTGTACTTGACCTACTTCTGTTAAATTATATCCTCCTATAGCTATTGAACCTGTCATAGTGCCACCAGATAAAGGAAGATAGTCACCTATTGCACCATCTACATAAGATTTTATATTTTTAACTGAGGCAAGATAATAATCACTATCGGAACTCATCCCGTCAGTGTCGAATTTTACTGCTAAACTTGAAGTGTCAATATATTGTCCTAAAATTAATCCTGCTCCCCCATCAAGAGTAAGTGGATTACCCGCAGCCTGTATAGCTAAGGGGTTGCTCGCAATGGTTGTTAAGGCGGTAGTACCTGTACTATTACCTATTTTCAATCCATGACCACCATCTGCAGACTCTATTCTAAGGAGGGTATATACTTCATTGACATCCATCACATCCATGAAATCGGTTGTAATTATTTTTGTAGCGGAGTCAGTTTTTAATATAATATCACCACTTCCATTAGGGTTAATATATATATCACTATCATCACTGACTGATGTGATGGTGCTACCATTAACTTTTAGATTAGACGATAATAATATCTCTCCTCCTGTACCATCACTGACATTAGATAATGCATCTTGCTTTGCATTCCATGTAGCCTTCTCAGTATCAGTAACAAATCTATTACTACTATCTTGAGTGATAATACTAGGTGCATGATTAGCAGGATGGGTATAATTGTTAGCGTTTTCAGCAATATTGTCTAGTTTACCCTTTAATGTATCAGTAAAGTTATTTTGTGTTAGTCCACCGTCACCTACCGAATATGTAGTATTAGTGTCAGTAGAACTGATAGTTCCGTCACCTGCGATAGTTACGTTAGTACCTGCTGTTAAAGCTGCTACAACATTTGTAGTATCTGTAACGTCTGCAAGAGCCTCAATACCATCTAATTTAGTTTCTAATGCAGTTGTAAAATTCTTCTGAGTTAAACCACCATCACCTACAGAATATGTAGTATCTGTAAATACAGCATTCAAAGGTACATCTGTTAATACTTGTGAACTATTGACTTTATCATCTAATATATCTTCAATATTATCATTACCAAGCATTAGGTTACTATCTATAATAACATTATTATGTAGATTTATTTCATGATTATCATCAACAGTAATAATAGGACTTCCATAAATACCATCAACTCCTAGAAAAGTTGTACTTAGTATAAACTCTTTATCCGTTAAACCTAAGCTATATGAACTAGCTGATGGATTAGTATAGTCTTGAAATGCTATGTATGCTTGACTATTTTCATTGAGTATTCCTAGATTTAAAATAGAATCCCCACTGCCTGCTCCTGCTTGATTTTTAATAAATAAAACAGAATTATTACTACTACTTGTATTATTCCCATAAACAGCACCATTTGCAGTTGGTTGAAAAACAAAATCATCACCATCTTCTTTAAAGGTTATAAACCCTGTAGATATAGATAATTCTTGATTTAGATATACAACTCCAGTATCTAGTGCTGTAATTGAAACTAGACCACTGCTGTCTATAGAAAATACCTCTGAGTGATTAGAGTTTATTATAAACTTATTTTCAGATGAATTATACTGTAATGTATAATCCTCATCCTTTCCAAAGATAAATTCTTTATCGTCAAATAGATGATATTTTGTACCTAGAATAGAAGTTACTGCTTTTGCAGCACTAGTATAATCACCGGTCTGCCCTATTTGGGTTTCATCTCGTGATTCCCATACGGTTGAGCCATCCTCATTCTTATTCTTCCAAACCGACATTTGATTACCTCATGTGTGAATCACCAAGGACTCTTCTAAGACCTCCAACTCGAGCATTAGTGTATTTAGCTATTCTATTTTTAAACCTAGTCATAAAATATTCTTTCTTAGCATAATCACGCATATCTTCTACTAATTGAGCCTTTACATAATCTACAACAGCTAATGCTAGAGTATCATGCACCGGTAAAATATCCTTCTCAGTTAATATTTCAGAAAGGTCATCTATTGCTGTATACTCTAACATTAACCCATCACTTATAGTAGAAGAAGGGGCTACATAAGGAGGAGCATTTGAAATAACTGAGTCCACCCATTCTATAACTACTAATTCTCTACCACGTATAAAATATCCATATTTATCTCTAATAGCTGTCATTATTCCCCTGCTTTATAGCCTTTTCTTTGAAATGCTGTCCGGAATTTAAAAGAACCATTGTGACCTTTTCCACCTGCCTTATAACCATTCTCACCACCATACCTATCAGCAGCTTTTTTACCACTTTTGTCTTTTAGAGAACCTTTTGACTTATTGCGTTTCATTTCCATATATCTTTCTCGTCGTTTAGCGATTTCTTTGTCATCGATATTTGCCTGTTTTATAGCCTTACGCTCATCAGATAAGCCCTTAACTATATCAGTAACATCAGCATCCTTACCACCCATAGCAACTTCTCTTATATCTCGTGCTACAGCATCACCTTTAGTTTTTGCGTAAACTAAATCCTTGTCGTTCATTTTCATTAAATCTTTTCGAGATGCTTGCCGCTTTGCATAGTTTTTCTTTCTCTCTATGATTTTATTTTGTGCGATTATGTCACTTTCTGATACTTTTTTTCTTTTATATGCCATTTTATTTTTCCTTATATTCTTTAATATGTATTCTAGGTATTGGATTGTAATACCCTGTTTCAGTGTCCTTTATTTTAATGTCCTTCACTTGTACTAAATTAGAAGGAAGACTGTATTTAGAAACACCTTCTTCTAGTGTTGTAGTATATTGTGTGACATTCTCGTTTGTTATTAACTGAATCTCATTAAGTGCATCATTAATTAATACCTTAACATAGTTAAATCTTGTCTCTCCGGTTAATTCCATTAATTCTTTAACTGTCATCTCTACTCCTAATTAAGTACAGCGTATTGCACTGCTATTGGGGTACTTCCTGTACTACCAAGAGTTATTGTAGAGTTATCCGGATTCGGCAGGAATATAGCCTCACCACCTTTTAAAGATGCTATTACAACACCTCCTATTGTAACTGTTACTTCATCGCCTGCTTCTTCCGCTGCAGTGGTAAGCCCCCGATTAATATTACTACCGACTGTTACTGTAGCATCATAATCATGTCCGGAATTTTTAACAAACACCCCATCAGCATCTGTATAGGCTATTTCACCGTTTTCTGACCCTCCGTCTGCTGTTGACATGTGGGTATGTACTCTATCACTCCAATCTACTATATTACTACCAGTCCATGCCCCTTTTGAGTTTCCTCCACCTAAACTTCCTTTTATATCAGAAGATAATGTTTCTGCTCCCAAAGCCTCACCGCTTGCAACTATTTCTACTACAGGGGTTATTGATACCCCCCAATCTATTCGTGTTCCCATTATCTAGTCCCTTCTTTTTGAGGTGGCGTTAAAAACCCCTCATTGTATTGTGTTTTTAATAACATATATTTATCTGATAACCATTTATACTCTAGCCCATCGGCTTGTACAATAGCGTTAAACTCACCAATATTGGCTTGTACTTTTGCATTATAATTCCCTAAATCGGCTTGATAAAGTGCATTTCTCTCATTGTTTATTGCAGATGTTCTATTAAATTCTGCTTGATATTTCTCTAGTTGTACTTTATGCTGTTCCATTGCAAAGTTAGAGTTTGATTGAAACTCTTGGATTGCAGCTTGAACTTTTGCCTGATAATGCGATAAATCTAGCCCTGTTTCAGCTGAATAAGTTGTTGTTTCTTTAGCTATTAATGCTTGCCATTTTTGCAATTCTGCATTATATGCTTGTTGTTCTGATGTTAACCTGTTACCCCAATGTTGTATTTCAGATGAGGTTTTAGTAGTCCATTCAGCTATATTCTCACCTCTTATTTGTGCAAACTTAGTCATAACGGGTTGTGCTACGGTTGTTTGCCAATTAAGAACTTCATTATTAACCACGTTTTTCCATGTCTCTACTTCTGTTTGGTGTTTTTGTAGTTTTCTAGCAAAACGATTTTGGTCTGCTGTTAAAGTATTAGATGCCTCCCCTGTTACCTTAGCTATCTCTGCTTGATATTCTTGTACTGCTGCATTAAAAGAGTTTGTTTCATTACCCATATCAGCCTGATATTGAGCTATTTTCTTCTCATACTCACTTATCCATTTAGCATACGCAAGTTCAATATGGTTTTTACTCCATATAGTTACTTTTGAGTTTACATCTATTTGATAAGCCTGAACCTTTGCATTGTATACCGACATGTCTGCTTGTATTTGTTGGTTTTCTTTGCTTAATTTTTGCTGAACCTCTTGTAGCTCTTCTTGTATTTTAGATTTATAAACTTCCATATCTCTATTAAAAGAAACTTGTTCTGCAGATAGTTTAGCCTGATATTCACTTATCATTAGTTGTGCTTTTTGTAAAAATGCTCCTGCTAATTCAGTATCTTCTTCAACATTAATCCAATCATCTATAGCTGCATAATCAGGTGCTGATAATACAGGCAACACAACCTCAGGCTGCTCTCCTGCTGTTGATGCAACAGTAAGGTTGACATCTGTTAGATTATCATAAGCAGGTGGTGCAGGTAATGAAGGTAATTCTAGTTGTGGTATATTTGGAAACTCAGGTGCATTAAATACAGGTTTAGTATATGTTGGAATTTTAGACCGTACCATTGTATCAAAATCAATCATACCATCACTGCCATCCTCTGCGACAGGAGAAGGTGGAGGTGGTGAAACAACTAATTCATCAATGTCAATAGTAGAAATATCAAAAGATAATTCAGGTAAAACCGCATCAGCAACAGCATTATACTCAGGTGCGTTGCCTACCCCTGAATAATCTATAGTAACACTTTCAGGGGGTGGTGGCAATATTAGCCCACTAGGAGGAGTGTATGTTGGTAATTCTTCTACAGGAGACTCTATTATAGGTGGAACAATAAATTCAGGCAATTCTAGTTGCGGTATTCCTGCTTGAATATCAGCCATTTTAGTCATTGCCACAGACATCGCAGCATACATAACAGGAAATCTATAATAAGTCTCGGGGAAATTATCTATATCTTCACCATTTATAACCGGTGTGGCAAGGTATGTAGCAGATGCTGATACTTTAGTTATTATATAGTTGCCAAAATCGCCCTCAACAACTTCTTGATATACTCTAGGTATGGTAAATGAAGTTTGAGCATCTTGTATAACCATAAATATACCTTCATAATATGTATTAGCCCCTACCTCGGACTGAAATATCTTTACAAAATCTCCAACATTAAGGTCATGGATTCCATCTCCATTAGCCCCACTAGTTGTGTCAAGATTTATTAATGTACTATTTCCATCATCAGCAGAAACTATACCATTACTTACACCTGTAGTATAACTACTATCAATGTCAAATTCGTCATCAATACCAACACTTGGCAATACATGTATTTTTCCGTCAAGTAAATAATAGACAGGGTATTCTCCCGTAGCAAACCATATACTGTCAGAGTCAGCTGCTTGAAACCTTTTATCCAAAGGAAGAAGTTTACATGGTTTTGAACCATAACTAACATCTTGTATCTTACCACTCTCTACATCTAATCCACTAATCGGAACAGTAGAAGTAGTAGTGAAAAGCCATAAGTCATCAGGAGATGATAAAGATACACGTCGTACAGTATCTAATGCCCCTGCAACTAATGCCTTCTCTAACTCTGATGTAGAAGGGACTACCCCTATTAATGATTCAACTTCTGATTGTAAGCTCATTATAAACTCCTACTATAAAAGTGCATTTACTTTGTTTAATGAAATAATTAGACTTAGACACTGCTTGCCTCCCAATCTGAATGTTGCAATCTTGTCTTTAGGCATCTTCATCAGTCCATTCCTCTTTCTGCAATTCTAACAATATCTCTGAATGTGAATAAGTATCTATCCCATAAAAACATCTTGGTTTTGAACCTTCATATTTCAGGATGACATTATCGTTGCCCTTGACTGTATTCCTCAATGTATCTTTGGAGTATTCCATTGAGTTGGCAATCATTTCATCCGTTACATCTGCAAATGGAATTATCATGTATTTTCTATTTGGATAACTCATGACGGCACATCCGTTGAAAATGTAGCACCTGAAATTGTGCCTGTGTTTGAATTAGTGGATGAATCTGCAACTGAACTTCCGCTTCCTTCTTCCATTCTCCACCAACCTTGTAAATCCCCTGAATTATCATAATCTCCTGAATCAGAAGTCAAATCAATCGGTGTGCCTGAATTGTATATTGCAGTTACAGCATCGCCATCTAATGCTGCATCCCATACAGCAACTTCGTCAAGATTGCCTTCAAAATAATAACCACCATTTCTACCAATTCTAATCATATCTTCATCAGTTTTTAGGTCACCAGTAATAGTTTTTGTAGTAGGTGATGCATCATCTACATATAAATTAAAAGTCTTTGTAGAAATATCATAAGTCACCACATGATAATGCCATTCACCATAAGTACCCCCAACTGTTCCTCCCACAGTAGGGAAAGTTTTATCAAAATCATTCCCCAATGAATCTTTTCCTAAAATTCTATGATGTGCAATAAAGAGTCCTGTTTGATATGTGGGTGAAAGTGATACTCCCCTCCAATAGTCAGCACTCTCCATATCATTCTTAGCCCAATAACCAATACTAAAATCTCCATCACAAAAATTGTTTATGGAAATATCCACATAATCATCCGTTCCATCAAAAGCAAGTGAATAGGTGTTAGCAAAAGCAGCAAAAGGTGTATTAACTTTGTTTAATGAAAGTCCTAAACCTAATCTAGGCATAACTAGCCTCTATATAAAATTGCTGCATCACCTGCACCAATAGTAACAGATGACCAAGCCCCAAAAATAGTAACTCCTGCAGGTACTTCAACATCAGATAAAGAATCCCATTTACCTGTGTCTAAAGATGTGGCTGTTACTGTAGTAGCCCCTGTGCCTGATGTAGTTCCTAATGCTTGTATTGCTACAATATCAGCACCTGAAGATGTATCATCTGAAATATATTCTGCACCTGCTTGTCCTAAACTTGCGTTCTGTGCTTCTTGTACTGTGTAGCCCTGTAAACCTCGTTTTTTTGCCATATTCACCTCCTGCCCTAAGCACTGGCTGTGCGTGAATGGGCTTGTTTAATTTTATAGTGAATCCCTCCTCCTCGGAGAACCAATCGAGGTAGGAGGGAAACACCGGGTTAAGTTACGAAGCGAGTAAGCCTGCTGTACGCATTTTAGCTAATAAATCATCTACCTTATCAGATATAGCCTGAATCTCAGCCTCAACATAAGTATTACTTATGTCTTGGTCAAGGTCAGCCTCAGCTGCCATAGGTAGTGCTGCCGCCAAATCGTCCAACTCATCTAAATCTGCATTAGATAAAGACTTAAGAGCCACAACTTGGTCATCTGTTACTTCGCCATTTGGGTTGTTTGCTATCCAATATTTAGCCATAATTAACCTCTACTTCCATATTGCGTGGCATTCAGGCATAGACCACTCGAATCCACCTTCAGTTAGAATCATGTCAACACGTTTGTCTGTACCTGTGTTTTCAAGAGTTTGTACACCAACATATACTGATGTGTCTCTATTTACACCGTTACCTGACAATGGTCGCCATTTAACATGACTTAGATTGATACCAAGAATCTTAACACCACTACCATCTAAGTGTATATTTCTAGCAACATTAATGTCACCATATACAGTAGAGATAGTTGTGAAATCAACACCGAATACTCTTTTCTTGCCTGTTGCAGCAAACGAAGAAGAGAAGTTTGGTGATTTCTCTAGATTGTTTTGGAAATATCCACCTAGTTTGTGCAACCAATTATATGTTGCAGTATCACAGAAGAATACCATTTTCTTAGAGTTGTTATATCTTGGGTCAACCAACATACTTAAGTCTTCTAGAAAATCATCAGAAGATTTAATATCATGGTCTAAGTCAAACAAGTTACCGTTAGTTAAGACATAGTCAACCGCACCTTGTGTGTACTGAACATTACTAGAAACACCTTGTTTACCAAATAGTGCAGTTTGTTCAATTTCCCACTTGTGCTCAATTAACTTATCTCTCCATAGCCTTGCCCATTCGTTTTTCTCATACTTCAATGCAGTTGCTCGAGCTGAGTTAGACATACCAAATTCTGAACGGAAAATTTGAGTATAACCATACCCTACTGAGTAAGGTTGGTCTGCCCAATTCATTTCCATTAAAGTCGAACCCTCGCCATAAGCAGTTCCTGTTACATAAGACCGCATAACTTCTAACTCATTAGAGATACTATTAGAACCATCAGAGTTAGGTGCTACATCAGTAATTAATACAGATGAAGAGTTATAAGAAGTTAAGTATCTACTAGCTGCACTAACATCTTTAACCACATCTACGGCTAATTGTGCAACCTCATAATAGCTTGCAAGAGTATCAGGGGCTGCGGAAACAAAGTCACCTACTGCATTTGAATCAGCGACAGTATGACAAAGCCATCCCTCTACAACCGCTGATACTTTATAAAGAGCATAATCTGCAAAGCCACCGCCTGCTGTACTAGCATAATTAACTTTAATAACTTGATTTTTTAAGTAAAACTTAGGCATTGTTCCTGCATCACCAACTTCTACACCGGCTTGCCCGATTACATTTTGAATATTACCTTGATTCTTGTAATCAGTAGCCATATATAGATGAGTTTCAGATGCATCTAAATCACCATCAAGCCCTGCAGTTGTTGCATCACCTGCACCAATACAGTAAGCATAACGCTTCATCCATGATTGACGTTTTTCGGTGAATTTAAATTGAGGGTCATCGGTTGGTTTGTTACCAATCTTAGAAACTAATCTAAAAAATGGTGTTTGGTCTAATGCGAGTTCTGTGAATTGCTCAGAAAAGTTATACTTTCTACGCATTTCACCTGTATCAGGAGTACCTCCACTTATACCTGTAATATCAGATATGCTTTGGTTTCCATTATAATCTAAAGTTGACATAATATAGCCATCCTTTCCTTAATTAAATTAAGTTCGGTAAAACTATACTATATTGTAAAAGTTTATCCGAACAGGTCGTCGTCTTCAAGTCCTTTAATGACATTGAAAACTTTATCTTCTGTGGTGATATCCTCTACATCAGCACTTCCTGTGCCGGACACTGTTTGGGGGTTTTTTCGCACATTTTTCATTTGATTAATGACATCTTGCTTAGTATTTTTAGCAACCTTATTTTTAACCTTATCTTTATTGATAATTAGGTTCATATCATCATAAGTGATTGTGTGCTCACCTGCCTTATTTAACATGTCTAAAAACTCTTCTTCTGACATATCGTTGTCTTTCATCCATTTGATTGCAGCGTCTCTGTCTTCAACTTGTTTTTTTTCAGTGTCAATACGGTTATTAAGATTCGCTTCAGTTTTTTGAACTTCCTGCGAAACTACATTTTTTACAGCATTCTTAAATACTTGCCCCGAAACTGATGTTGGGTCGTGTATAGCCTCGTCAGCATCAAATATAAAGTCCTCGGGCAAAGAAGGTTTTTTCTTCCCACCACCTGTTTCTAAATATCCCCTGACATGGTCTATAAGACCTGCATCTTTTTTCATTATATCAATTAATGCTGAATATTGTTGATTTTCTTCAAGCATTTTTTGATTTTTAGAGTTTTCTCTAGTTGAATCACTGTACCGTTTTTTGTACGGATTATCGTCACTCTCCCAATTTGCGGTAGCACCGCTACCTTCCATGGAGTCCTGAGTATTACTTTCCGCCTCAGGAGTTACCTGTTCTTCTGTTTGAGGTTTGTCGTCATAGATAGCAGGATTAACCTGCTTCTCTAACTCTTCAAAGTAGTCTTCAGAGCCACCCATAACTAAATCAGTCATGTCATCTTGTGGGTTACTGTTTTCTTTACTCATTAAAATTTCCTTATAATTAGTTACTAAAGTTACTCAGGTTTAGGTGGTGTTTGCAACTTTTTTATTTCTCTATCCCTGATTAAGTCTTTTTTGTAGGCATCAGAGTCTGTTTTCATCTTATGCCCTATTTTGTCTTGATTAGCTTTTTCTACTGCAGCATCCCCTTTAAGTCTAGCTGCGGTATCAACAAATTTCTTACGCATATCATGCTCAACTTGTCGAACTTTATCCTTAATGCCGGCTTGTACAAGCTGACGTTCAAGTGTTTCAATGGTTCCGGCTTGGTCTTTCGTTTTTTCTTCAAGCTCTGACAGCTGTCCTTGAAGTTGTGCATACATAGATTTACGCTCTGCTATACCTTCTTTGTTTTTAACATCTGTCTCAGCTAAAACAGCAAGGTCATCTACAATACCTAGTTGCATTAATTCTTTTAACTCGCCTAGATATGCCCACCTGTTAATCGGCAAACTATTTCCGGCAGTAACTCTTATATCTAAATTAGCAGAAGCATAATCATTAAATTTACCAATTACATCCCCATAATCATTATAAATAGGAACATTAATAGCTACCTCTTTTTGCTCTTGGATATTATTAGGCTGTACTATTCTAAATACTTTTTCAGCTGTATAGGTATCTTGGGCATAATCTTTAACTAATAGCCCCACCTGCTTTAAGCCTGATTTAACAGCCCCTTCTACCCAAGCTTTGACTCTGCGTGTTCCATATTCATCATTAGCTAACAATCCTTTATATGTGTCCGGTTGTTTACTAACATCACCCTGCATAGATGAGTAAATTCCTGCAAGATACTCTAAGTCACCTCTTCCTTCAGCCACAATGTTTGCAAAAGCTGCTGATAGCTGTGCCGGGAGTACTTCCTTAGGCGGTTCATAGCCATTGTTGACAGGTAAGAGTGCACCGGGTGCTGATGCGAACTGTTCCCAATAGTCTACATCAATAGAGCCATCTACATATTTCCACCTTAAAGATGAACCTAAAGACGCATTATGCACCATTAATTGATGAGCTTTATTCATCTCGGTTTGTTTCCCAATCAATGGTGATACAGCGGACATTGCATAAGGCGTCCCTGTCCAATTATAATGGATTGGCACTATTGGATATTCTTTACCGGGAAGGTAGCTTTCAGATATTAACTCATCTCCTACGCAGAGTGAAAGTTTAATTTTTGTATCATAAAATTTAACAGCATCAACTAGATTCTCTTTAAGCTTCCCCTTCATCAATATATTAAATTCTTTTTCAGACATAACAGTTTGCTCTATTTGACTAACTTCTTCCATTGCCTGTTGCAATCTTTGTTGTTTTTGTTGATTAAAACTCTCCTCTGCTTGGATAGCCATTTTTTTGATTTCAATATCAAAGCGTTCCTGAATGATTTCACCTGCTTCAAGTTGCTCATTAAGTATCTTTTTCTGTTCAAGCAGTTGAACCTGCATTTCATCCCTAACGCCCTCCATTTGCTGTGATATTGTTGATTCAATCCGGGCTATGTCCTGCTCCGAAGGTTCTATTCTATAGAACACGTTCATAAAAGGAAGGGACTCTTTTTCGTATAGTTCGTAATAATCTATAAGCAAATCATCTTCACCTAGTATGGTGAAATTCTCATTAATATCTTTATATTGGAAATCATTACCGTCAGCTTTTTCTGTTAAAGAAAAATGAGAAGGATATTGTGAGTTTGCTTTTTTAACTTTATTCTTATACTGAGGAAAGACATTTGAAAGTTGTGCTCTTGGGATAACCTTATGAACCATCATAAATGCGGCATCTCGGAACAACAAATCTCTAGATTGTGGGTCTATATAAACATCGAAAGGCTCAAGGTTTCTTAATTTTACATCGCCCATTCCTTGGTCTGAATTTGGGTCTACATATATTTGAAAATAACCTGTTGATTTTGTACATGCATCATTTATCACCTGATGCATAATTTGTTTACCGTTTGAGATATACCATATATAATCTGCAATGTCATTATGAACAGCAGCAATATCAGCGTCGCTACCTTCAGCACCTATTGCTTGCCACTTAGGGTCATTTGCAGTAGCATAGAAATTTAACATCTCTACAATAGGAATAATCCGATTAATAGTAAAAGTAGGCATTCCTGCCTCTGATAATGCATTTTCTTCTTTTTTAGTTAATTGGTTATCTAAATAGAAATCATGCCCTTTTTGGTTGGTTTTTTCCCATTCTTGTCGAGTTTGTCCATTTAATTTAAGAAAAAGGTTATGGATTAGCCCTGCTTTATCTTTTTTTGAAGCCATTTTGGTTATATTCCTTTAATTTTTGTGAAAAACAGCATTATAACTTAATCATGATTTATGCTATTATCCAACTCTTTGGTTTTGGTTTTGGTTTATAATATCCTGTATCTTTATTAGATTTAAGTCCTTGAGGAGGGGCGGCATACTTAACTGCGTATGCTAATGCATCAATCGTGTCGTCGTGACCCATACGTTTTCCAAACGTGATGATTTCATGCTGCAAATCGTACATGTTTTTAGTAATAAACACACTACCTATACTCATTCGTTGAGATAAGACTTCTTGTATTCTATCTCTCTTAGACATCCTAGTACCGGGCTTTTCTTCTCTAAACTTAACAGTAAAGTCATTCCTTCGTTTCATCTCTGATATTAACGATTGGAAGATTGGTCTCGACATAGTAGTTTCTTCAATGATGTGTAGATTAGGGTGAAAGACCTGATTATTATCAAAAATAATATCAACAATACCCTTTTTGTTGTCGCCCGGAATCCCAAGAACAGGTAGGCTTCTCTTACGAATATAATTAAGAACATAAATATTATTGTCAATGTCGACAGCAATATACAAAATAACGCTAAAGTCACTATCCCTCCTGTCGGAATCAGTTGCAGGGTCAACACCACAAAACACATTTACAGGTTTATATTCCCCATCAATTACAATAAAAGACATTTTTTTATCCTCATCCCACTTGTAGGTTCCATCATGATATTTGATATGATTCATATTAAATATGGAATCTTCAGCACTTTGCACTTCCATCATATATTCTTGGTAGAACTTCTGAGGCTGTCCTGAGTCTTGGTAGAATCTTTTCTTTTCTTCTAGTTTAGCATGCCCAAACCAAGAGTCCCACAGGCACGAACCACTACTTGTTATTGCTTTGTAGAGTTTGACTTTCCACGAAAAATCTTCTCCATCAGCCTCCGCACGCTCATAATTAACAATAAGATTGTTGATAAAAGAATCGTAATGCACAGGTGTGCCATTAATACGGAGCCTGCCATTATAAGGCTCCAAAGCAGGAGCAACAACTGCAGTAACCATAGTTGAGTTTTTATCCCTTGACTCAGCAGTAAGGGTATTGTTCTCATCTTCAAAGTCATCCAAGACAACAAGGTCGTATCTTTTATGAAGTTTTGCACCCCCTCTAATACCCGAGATGTTAGATTTTGAAAGAAGTTTGCACTCATTTGATGTCTCTATATCTGATTCTGTCCATTTTCTACCCTTTAAATTTCCAAAGTAGTATCTTATTGTGTCGTTAAACTCTAGGTGATATTTTACATAATCCATATTCCCTGTTGCAAGCTTTTGTGTAGCTGATACCCATCCATAGAACAATGGTTCCTTGGCAAAACAAAAAGCATGAACAATATCCGCTTTAGTGAGAACTGTCTTCCCATGTCCCCTTGGCATAATAACAGCAAGGTTGGTATGAGAATACTTTCCGTCGTCATCTTTTTCAAAAATTGTATCAGCAATTTCGTAATGAAAAAACGGTGTTTCAGACCTCATGAAATCATCAGGAAGAAATAACTTCCCAAATGCTATAAGGTCATTTTGTGCTAGCTTTAGTGCCTCTTCGGCTCTGCTTACGTTTTTTGTGTTTATATTCGCCATATACCTTTAGATTACCATAGTACCCGAAGGGTCGAAAAAATTTTGGTACAGGTGTGACATCTTTATTTTTCTCCATCTGTCAGTAAATCCCTATCTATTGCTGTTAATTGGTTATCTGAGAACCCTTGGAATACACCCTTGACCTCAGTAACTGCCTTTTTCTCAACAACCCCAAACGCATCCCATAACATACTGAGAGCTTTTAATCTATCAGAGTCGTTCTTTCCACCATCTACTACGTTCTTTGCAGCCTCAAGTAAATAGTCTAAATCTATCGCCTGTTTAGCAAATGCTAATTTTAATTCTTCTCTCATTAAATTTTGAATCCTCTTTTGTTGAACCAATATTGCTGCACGCTTCTTAGCTGTGGTTTCATTCTTTGTGTTAAAAACCTTCAAGTAGGCTTCAACAGGCTTATTACCACGAACTATGTAAGAAGCAAATAATATCTCCTTCTCAGTGGGCTTAACCCTGTCTCTCATGCGACTAGCATAACTCTTACCACCTACAGAATATATATCCTGCTGCTTCTCCGTTGTCATGCCTCGTGAGGAAATATAACTTCCTGTGCACGTACCTATCACATTATTGTACCTCCGTAGCACTTGAATTACACAACCATCGTCTGCTACAACCCAATCACCTATATCAGCATCAGACCAATTAGAAATCGGCTGTATATCAATAGGCACCTCATCAGGCTCGTACACCTTATGCGATATACCCTTGACGGTATATTCCCTCATAAGGCTATTATACTATAAACTTCCATAGTATAATATATTACATCTGTTACATTAAATAAAAATAAATTCTTTTACATCTATTTTACATATACATGTATATATACATAGCCCACCCCGGAGGGGAGGGGGGAGGAGAGTGGGGGTCTCACCCGATACCCACTACCAATCTTTAAAAATTGGGGCAAAATGTCGTATGGGGTGCGTAGCATACGGGGCACCCTAGCTGTGGGTTTTCCCTCACAGAATTACGTTATCTTTCAAAAAACTCGGATTCGTTTCGACGTAGCCACCGACGACAGTCTAGGGGGGGGTGGGGGAGGGGAGGGGTAGGGGGAGGGGGGGTGAGAGGGGAGGTGTGAGGGGGGAGGGGAGCAGGGGTGGGATGGTAGGAGGGGTGTCAGAGGGGTATCAGAGGGGTAGTATGTAACCTATTTCTCCCTATCCCTGCATATAATCCTAGTTTTCACGACCACACAGGTCACCACACAGTCTGCACAGTTCCTATAGTTCTCTTGTATTGTTTATAGTAGGGGAGTACGTCTATAATTACGTGGTACCCACCACAGTTTCTCCTTAATACTCCCTTCGACCTCGACCATGCTAGAATTATTTTTGTAACGGAGGTAACAGATAGTTGTTGCATCCCATTATGTTACAGTTGTAACTTACGGTAGCGGTCAAAGGAACCGTATTTTTGACATAGTGTTGGAGTGACTACGACGGTAGGTGTAACCAACAGTGAGACACACTGAGAGGTGTGCAGAGAGAATGGATTGAGACTGAGCAGTTGAGTGCTACCCTCTATACCCCCGACGACACCATACTATAGATTTGAGTGTTACGAGGAAGAATAGACAGGAGTATGAAGATTTCGTTGGGAACACTACCCTTCTAACCACCCACTAGCTTCCGTCAATCCTGTGGACAGAACTTAGCAAGAGCCACGAACACCTAGTTGGGTATCTTTAACTAGGGATGGAGCATGGTGTCAGAGCTATGCGTTGGTAACTCCTTCGGGAGATGTTCTGTTAGTAGATTGGACACGAACAGAGGATGTATGAAACTAGGGTTCGCTACCCTTCGTGTCCTCAATAATTAAGGAGATGATTATGTTATGTTATTCGACCGATAAAGCCACGATGGGCAAAATTAGAGCAGATAGACCTGCTCACCGACCATCTAGAGAGCAGAAGAAAGAGCGAGAGCTAAATTTACTTCGTATCAAAGGAGATATGAAGAGCTACCGAGAATATTTACAAAGGAGAACCAAATGAAATTCAAGACCAAAGAAAACATCAAGATTTACTGTCGGATGATTGGAGAGTTCCTCCTCTTATTCACATTTTTATCAACATTTGTTCATTTCATAAAATAGGAGATAACCATGATACTACATAACGATAGATACGAACAGGGTGATACTGACGCAGATATTTCATCTTACATTTCTCGTCAGATAATCAAAAAGAGCGACACTTCATATCCACCAAAACCATCGGTGGAGCTAAAGGTGATTGCTAGACCAAACCATAAGGCAGTTTCTGAGGAAATTGCGACCAAACTAGCTTCCAAGTGGGGAGCAAAATATAATTTAACACAGGAGAACAGATGAATACGGCTAAAAACTATGTCGAGTACATGAATGAAGTTAAAGAGCTGAAATTTAAACTTGCTGATGCAAAGGCAGAGCTAGGGCATTATATGAAACTTGCGAGAAATAATGTCACCCATAGTGGTATTAAAGGGGATGGAGAGTATTGGACAAGTTGGTGGGTGTTTGTGGGGAACTTATCCGACGAAAAATTGGGTGAGTGCCTATATGACCTCGATATATATGAAGACAGAGACAGGGGTGTTTATGATGATAATGATTGGGATTGTAGTGGAAGGACATTGCGTAATAAACCCAAAATTAAACGAACAAAAACACGCATCCTCGTTACCCAAACAGGATATATAGATTGCTAAAGGAGATGAATAATGAATCAAATAGAAAGAGATAGGGTCAATAGAAAGCTTGACACTGATGAGAAGATTGTAATAAAAGCTTTAACTGAAAAGGTTGCATCTTTAAAGTTTGAAATCAAAAGATTAAAAGTTGAAACGGCAAGATTGGAAGGTGAGTTTATAGGAACATTGAAAGCAATAACTTTTTGGAATATTCCAAAAGAGCTTAAAGATAAACTAGAAGAACGTATTGTTGAATTAGAAAAAATCAGAGATGAGTCGTGCAAAAAAAGGAGATATAAATAATGAGTATAGAAACAATTTTAAATAAAAACGTCGGAGACCACCAAGAGGTAGAGATTATCCAAAACAATGACAGCCTCACTCTGAAGGTGAGAACAGAGATTGGGAACTTTGTGGTGGATGTCTATGACTTCTGTAAGATTCCGAGAGTAAACATCCATTTGGATGAAAAGTTCACAGGAGAATTGCTAACCACTACCTCTGAGTTGACCGAAGAGTTAGATGTCCACAATGTATCTGTGGGCTTCGATGACCTATGTTCGGTTTTTGAGTACAGAAAACCGTCTTGTGAGTTGTGTGGCAAGACTGTTGTCGAGCCAAACGACAGGGTGTCCTGTATGGTCTATGATTCCGACATGGGCAAGAAAGTGGAGAAAATCCAATGCGTAGATTGTTTTAACAGTAAATTAGAAGGGGTGCAGTAATGAGATTACATGATGAAATGGATGAGATGATAACGACATACGAAGTTAATTGTATAGAACACGGTGAGCATTTCTATTTTCATATGGAAACAAATGAAACAAATAGAGATAAGATAATGGCTGAAGCACGAGAGGAAGCGAGTGGTTGGGGTGCTGAAGTTATAAATATTAAGAGGAAGTGTAATGGGTAAGAAATACAAAGGACTATCAAAGGAAGCGATTATTGAACAGTTTGCTCAACCTATCATTGACGTACTGTCTGAGGGGAAACTTGCTTGGGAGATGCCCTTCATGAAAACAGGCGGAGGAGCTTCTGCTTATAATTTTGCATCAAAGAAACACTATAAAGGGCTGTTCAATCAGCTCTCTCTTGGCTGTTTAGCTATGAACAACAAATATCCCCACAATGCTTGGGTTACCTACAAAGGAGCGAAAGATTTAGGTGGTAACGTGAAGAAGGGCGAGAAGGGAGCTTTTGTTGTGTTTTGGAAGTTTATCAAGAGAGAGGTTGAGGACAAAAATGGTGATATTGTTGAGAAATCAATCCCCTTCTTGAAACACTTTAAGGTCTTCAATGTCTCCCAATGTGAGGGCATTGAGCTTCCTGTTGTCGAGAAACCTAAGAAGATGGGGAAACTGAAGGTTTTAAAACAAGCTCAAGCTATCGTTGATGCCTATGACTGTCAAGAGAAGAACCTTGAGATTGACGTTAATGGGAAAAATGGTGCCTTCTATCGACCCTCAATGGACTTAATTGAGTGTCCTTCTATGAGAAATCATGTCGAGAAAGCCAAATCTAATGGTTTGAGTGTTCACGACGGTAAAAAACACTTTTACTCCACACTATTCCACGAGATGGTACACTCAAGTGGGTCTAAAGCTCGTCTTGACAGACTTAGTGAGAATTTCTCCTTCGGTGACCATGCTTATTCTAAAGAAGAGTTAGTTGCAGAGATTGGCTCTTCCATGTTGTTAGCTGAAGCAGGACTGTTCTCCGAGAGTGTAAGCAACAACACGTTAGCTTACTGTCAAGGATGGGCATCCAAGCTTAAGAGTGACCCTCAGTGGATATTATGGGCTTCAACACGAGCTTTACGCTCTACAAACTACATCATGAATGGAGAGAAATAATGAGTATAAAATTTTCATCAATCTTTAGTTGCTTGGAGTATGAAGCTCACATCAACCTCTCTACAGGGTATTATGAGATTGAGAGCATGAGTGGGGTTGTTAAAGATAGTGGTTGGACACTTGGGAAACCTTGTGTTCAATCACTACAGGGTATTATAAGAGAATTTTTAAGGAGAATAAACAATGGATGATAATAAACTAATAGCAGAATTTATGGGGTTATCAATTAAAGATGGAGTATCATATTATACCGATGAACATGATATGTTTCCCATGAATATTGAGGTTGACTACCCATATATCCCATACGACGAGTCTTGGGATTGGTTGATACCTGTAGTACAGAAGATAGAGCAATACTATGAGGGAGTACCACAGGAGATGCTTGACATTAATTTATATAGCGATATAAATGAAGTGTATAAAGCAGTAGTAGAGTTTATAAGGGAGAATCAATGAGTTATTTTAACGTAGAATATAAACCAACACAAAAAGCTCTTATTAAAAGGGGGGTGTTATGTGATGGTGATTGTGGTCATGTTTGTCTCGAAGAAGATATGACACGCAGTGCTTTTGGAGATATCTATTGTGACGAGTGTTTCTGTACTTTTATGAACGAACAACACGATAGACAGTCAGAGGAGAAGCAGTGAGTAAGTATGTTGAGAAGTTTGTGTGTGGTTCATGTAAAAAGTTAAAGCACAAGAGTGAATTGAAGATTGTATCACCACATCAACTTCAATGTATAAAATGTATCAACAAGAAGGAGGAGAAGTAGAATGATACGATTAATGGAAATTACCAATGACTGTGATGATTGGCAATGGGAAGACGACTTAGATTATCTAGGTGAAATCCTAAAGAAAACTAGGATAAAAAATGGTTTTCTTCAAGGAAGAAACATGGGATGGAGAAGAATGTCAGGAGCGACTGATGTGTTTGGGGTTTCAGCAAACAATATTATATCAAAGTTTGGAGACTTCAGTTGGAGAGTTGTGGTAAATAAAGAAGGACATCAATTATCTTTCGTTAGATATTCTCATGATGAACCTACAGGGGCTACAATATTGTTGCATTCGTCTAGACATTATAACAGAATAGTAAAGGAGAGCAGATGAAAGTTGGACAAAAAACAAGAGACGAGATGGCTGAAGAACTCGCAAAAAGAGAACTTGAGAATATAACTGATGATGATATATTAACTATTCTAATGCATGGTTGCAAGGGATGGTTAGAAGCTCATGACTTGAGACAGCAGTATAATCATATCATAAAAAATAATATTTCATTAGCAAATACAATAAAATAAAGGAAATATCAATGCATAGTATAGAGACTATAAGAAGAATGAATAAATCTCACTTCAAACCTTACAACTCGAAAGGAGAGTATATGGGCAAAGGTGGTTGTGGAGAGACTTCAAGTGGGCTACTACTTGACCACGTTGTAAAACAAAAAACAAAGATTAGAATAATTAACTCAGACAATGAAACCTATATCACAAAAATTACAAAGGTTGGAGGAGATATGGGGTGGTTGTGTGGTTATGTTGGTGTTCCTATAGGACATCCACTTTTTGGGTCTGACCTTGCAGGGTGTGAGGAGCCAAGAGTAAGTGTTCATGGGGGAGTTACATTTGCTGAAGCTCTTGATGAATACGAAGGATATTGGTTTATAGGTTTTGATACTATGCACTTTAATGACCCCTTAGTAACCGACCTTCTTGATGAATGTAAAACCATGACACTTAAAAAAGCTATAAGTAAGGGTTATTGGGCTGAACATTTGGTGGCAGAGGAGCTAAACTGTCTATTACAACAAATCATAAAGTTGGAGGTGTAAATGGAGGTGTTACTTTGGATGTTTATGCTGATATTGATGCCTGTATTTATTATTTATGGGATAATAAATCTTGCTAGTTGGATGATTGATACTTGGAGTGAATTTAATAAAGGATGGAAGAGATATGAAGAGTAAAGACACAACAAAACATTGGCTTTATAAGGGTTGGTATATACGTCGGAATAGTGATTGGTGTTATGAAGTATATTCTTGTATGGATTTTAGCAAGGAATATCTACAGAAAACCTTTAAAGAGCTTGATGGTGCTATTGAGTTCTTAGATAGGAGACAAAATGCCAAAGGAATATAAAACTAAATACTGTGATGGGTGCAAGAGGGTTTGGCAATATGAATGGGTTAGTAACTCTAAGAAGAACCTTTTATATTATTTAGACTACCCCACTTATGGGCTTGATAGAGAAAACTGTCAAAACTGTGAAGTCAATCTCGACCTAGATAAAATACACGACCTAGAGTGGGAGGGGGTTGATGGTGCAGACTCCCCCGACTTTGTTGATGCTCATATCACTTATGCTAGTTATGAGCATCAACCAAACAGTTTTAGAGACTTAACCGAAAGAGAATTAGAGTGGCTTTGCGAAGAACACTCTGATTGGTGCTACGATAAATTACTAGAATACTTATATTGAAGAAAGTGGGGAATAAATGACCGAGACATTTAGCAATATAGAAAAGGCATTAGAGGAGCATTTCTCACTGCACGATGTTAGTGTAATGATGGACTTGCTACATAAATACAGAGAGTATGAGCATAAACTCATAAGAT